ATAATAAACATTTATGAAAGCAGGTTACATCGAAAAAGACAAAAGGAAGACTATTCTTTTCTTAGCAGACGATATGCGTATGCCGTCTGGTATTGGTACAATGACGCGAGAGTTAATTCTCGGTACCGCACACATTTTTAATTACGTTCACGTAGGAGCAGGTATCAACCATCCCGATGTTGGTAAGGTATTCAACATCTCAGCTGACGTTAATAACGAAACTGGTATTACTGATGCTAGTGTTATTATGTATCCATACAACGGATATGGAGATCAAGGGCTTATCCGCTACTTAATGAGCAATCACAAGATAGATGCTATAGCGCACTTTACTGATCCTAGATACTGGGTATGGTTATACCAAATGTCAGCTGAAATCCGTCAGCAAATTCCTATCTTCTATTATCACATCTGGGATGATCTTCCAGCACCACATTACAACAAAGCTTTCTATGAGTCTTGTGACTTGTTGATGGGCATCAGTAAACAATCTGTGAACATATCGCACCTTGTATTAGGAGAAGGTAATTTCACAGAGCTCACAGACAAGACTATAGCAGAGGAGATTGCACAAGCGTTACCTAAGACTTGTTATGTTCCTCACGGAATTAATCATAATATATTCAAAAAGCTTGAACCAAGCCCAGAACTTGGGTTATTTAAGTCTCGTTTGTTTAGAGGTGAGGATGTGGAGTTCTCTATACTATATAACAATAGAAACATTCGTCGTAAGATGACGAGCGATATTATCCTAGCGTTCAAACTGTTTACAAGTAAGCTAACACCAGAGCAATTAAAGAAAGCTCGATTAGTAATGCACACTCAACCAGTAGACGAGAATGGAACTAATCTCTTAGCAGTAATTGATACGCTATGCCCCGAGTTGGTGAACAATATCATATTCACTGATGCAAGATACTCACCAGAGGATATGTGTAAACTATATAATTCATGCGACGTTACTATTAATGTAGGTTCAAATGAAGGATGGGGATTAAGTAGTACTGAATCAATGATGAGTGGTACTCCTATTATCAATAACGTAACTGGGGGTCTACAGGACCAATGTCGTTTTGAGGATGAGAATGGAGAGTGGATCAAGTTCACACCAGACTTTGCAACGAACCACACAGGAATTTACAAGAAGCACGGCAAGTGGGTTAAGCCAGTCTACCCAGCAGCTATTAACTTACAAGGATCAATTCCAACTCCATATATCTTTGACGACAGAGCAGATATCCGTGATATTGCAAAAGCAATCATGGCTTGGTACGAGACTTCAGCAGAAGAGAGAATTGAGTGTGGATTAGCTGGACGTGAGTGGGCTATGTCGCAAGAAGCAGGATTCACAGCTGAGAATATGTGTAACAATTTTGCTAACGCATGTACAACAGTATTGGATAATTACGTTGCACCTAAGAGATTTAAGGTGTATAATGTACAAGAAGAGTTAGATAAGTTTAAAAATAGAAAAACAGGAATAGTATTGAGTTATGAATAAACCATTATGTTTAATTATGGCACCAGTAGCTACACAAAGTGGTTACGGTGCAAGATCACGCGATTTAGTCACAGCATTGTTGAAGTTGGATAAATACGAAGTGAAGATATTCCCAACTGTATAGAAACTACAATAGCAGCTGCTGAGTGGATTGATGGTATTAATCGCATGGACCTAACAATCACATCAAGCGACTTTGCTAGGGAAGTGTTTATGGCTTGTGCATACGAGCAAATAGACGATAAAACAAAACAGAAGATAGGTGACTTAAAAGTTGACAGACCAATTGAGGTGTTGTTTGAAGGAGTTCGCTTGGATAAGTACTTTGCAACAAAAGATGTACATAAGTCAGTAGATGACCAACTGAGTCAGATAAAAGAGAAGTTTTGCTTCTTATTTGTAGGTCATTGGCTTAAAGGAGACTTAGGTGCTGATCGAAAGAATGTTGGAATGCTGATTAGAACTTTCTTAGAGACTTTCAAGAATAAAGCTAAGCACAATCAACCTGCTTTACTAATCAAGACTTCTGGAGCTGATTACAGCCCAGTTGATAAGGAAGCTATTATTGATAAACTAAGGTCGGTATACAGCACAGTCGTTGGTCAGAATCTTCCAAACGTATACTTCGTTCACGGAGACTTTACAGACGATGAGATGAATAGTCTATACAACCATCCTAAAGTGAAAGCTCACATTACCTTCACAAGAGGAGAAGGCTTTGGACGTCCATTAGCAGAGGCAGCACTGAGCCAAAAGCCGGTGATAGCCACTAACTACTCAGCTCACATTGAGTTTTTAAAGGAGTCGGTGCTGCTACCAGGTACTATGGAGAATGTACATCCATCAGCTGTATGGGATAAGATGATATTGCCTGAGTCACAATGGTTTACTGTTGACTATGGGTATGCTAGTGGAGTTATGAAGCACATTGTGGATAATCCAAAAGACTATGAGATAGGAGCAAAGAAGCAAGCAACCTTAATTAAGAAGGAGTGGAACTTTGATGGAATGGTAGATAAGCTAAAGGACATCTTGGATAGAAATGTACCAGAGTTTGCAGTGCAAGCACAATTAAAGCTACCACAGCTCAAGAAGATCGAATTACCAAAACTCAAAAAGATAGAAGGATAATGACACCAGAGCAATTCGTACAATACGCTAAAGGATTGGCAAACACAGCGATCATGTCAGGAGCACAAGTAGATCCAAGACAACTATTAGCAGCAGCAAACAACGTACAAGAAAGTACACAAAATTATAAACAACGATTAAATGATTGAATACAGAGCAACAACGTATGAGAGTTCAACTCACATATACCTAATACAAATACTAACAAGCACAGACTCGCAGTTTCAACAAGAAATTGTTGAGACAGAGGAAATGTATAGCAGATTCATAATCAGAAGCGAGCGGGAAGTGTTTGAGAGATTGAGAGGTTTAGTTAATGAAAATAACATTTACACAGTAACCTTAGAGCATGGAATCTAATAGTAGTAAAATAATATGTCCTCATTGTGGATCGCACAATTGCTTTCACGAAGAGTTGGAAGATGGAATGACTTCATACCTTTGTATGGGATGTGGTTACACGTCAAATGATTTGTTTAAAACAGGAACAGACGACCTACTAGGCTTCGAGCAACCAATGCCGGAGTTGTATAAGGATATTAAGTTTGCGGATAGTGAGCGAGGGATAACCTGGTACCCTACAGTACTCAACATACCTTCTTTGGGCATTGTCTTTGTAGATGGAAAGTCTAAGGAAGACTGGAAATGGAAGGCTGCTCCAGCAGTGGATGTAGCTGAGTCAGAGAAGACTAAGTATCCAATCCCGGGACAACCTGGCGAGTTCTACACCAAGAGACTGAATATGGACTTAGCTAAAGACTTCGAACAAACAGAGTTCACCGAAGCTTGCAAGTACGTAGGATTAATAAAATCCTAATGCATGAAAATTAGTTACGCAATTACAGTATGCAATGAATTAGAAGAGGTTAGGCGTTTGCTTGACCTTCTTCTTGAGTACAAACGAGATCAGGATGAGATTGTTGTATTATACGATAATAACGGTTCTAAAGAAGTATTTTCTTATTTACAAACAGTTGATGGCATTAAGCTGGTTTGGGATAACTTCCAACACGACTTTGCTGAGTGGAAGAACAAGTTAACACATCTCTGCACTGGAGATTATGTGTTTCAGATTGATGCAGATGAGTATCCACACCCCCATTTCATAGAAAGCTTACCAGTAATTGTAGAAACCAATCCAGATGTTGATGTATACTTGGTGCCACGTGTGAACACAGTAGATGGGCTTACTCAGGACCACATACAACAATGGGGTTGGAGAGTTGATGGTAATGGATGGGTGAATTGGCCAGACTGGCAGCATAGAATCTATCGAAACGATAATAACATTAAATGGCAAAATAAAGTCCATGAAATCCTTGTAAATCATAAACAATTTACGTACCTTCCAGTATCAGAGGAGTATGCCTTATTTCATCCAAAGACAATAAACAGACAAGAAAAACAAAACGAGTATTATAGTAAGCTATGAAAAAAATTAACTTTAATGTGAATCAATTTCCGTTTAAATCCAAGTTAGAGCAATTGTTTCGAGTACCAGAATTATCGGACTTGAACGACGATGTAGACGTATTCACCAGAGAGAGAGATCAGGATACTAACTGGCATAGGATGTTTTACGACTGGGCTCGCTCTAACGAATTCATCCAGATGTATGATCAGTTTATCTTGCACGTAGTACGTCCATTATACGACGAGGAGATCGTATACCAAGCCATTCCCACATTTAGAGTAGCTTACCCCAACAACATTGCAGTTGGCGAGTTTCACAAAGATAAGCACTATAGAAACGGTGAATGGGCAGCTAAGGTTAAAGAAGATAACTTCTTTCTGCCGTTAACAAACGCTTTTGACACTAACACAATATGGGTAGAGTCTGAAGAGGATAAAGGCGACTTTGCTCCTATAAACTGCCTATATGGTGAATGCGTTCAGTGGGATGGTTGTAACTTAACGCATGGTAACAAGATCAATCAAACCGGTAAGGCTAGACTTAGTGTGGATTTTAGAGTAATTAAACGATCAAACTACGTTGCAAGTGAGCGCAGCTCCATCAACACCAAGGTCTTATTTCAGATCGGTGGGTACTATAGAGCACTGTTAGAGCCAGAGCAAAACTAATAATAAAACAACTACTACAATATACATTATGAGTACAAGAAAGGTATGGTATGCCCCTAATAAGTTTGAATCTTATGGGGAAGAAGAGATTAAGGCAGTTGAGGCTTGCTTGCGAGATGGTTGGTTAGCTGGCTTTGGACCTCGTTCAATAGAATTCGAAGAAAAGATTGCAAAGCGCTTCGGTAAAAGATATGGTGTGTTCGTTAACTCAGGCTCCTCAGCATGCTTGTTAGCATTAGCAGCATTGGATCTTCCAAAAGGATGTAAGGTGATTACACCAGCATGTACATTCTCAACAACATTAGCACCAATTATCCAATTAGGATACAAGCCAATGTTTATTGATGTAGGATTAACTTCTTATGTCCCAACTGTTGATGATATTATTAATATGATTGACAATGAAGTAAAAGCAATCATGGTGCCTAATCTTATTGGCAATAAACCTGATTGGAAAAAATTACGCCATGAATTATATTTGATGGGGAGAGAAGATATTATTGTAATTGAAGACTCAGCTGACACGATCACCTACACAGAAGAGTCTGATGTATCGACTACAAGCTTCTATGCAAGTCACATTATCACAGCAGGTGGTACTGGTGGTATGGTTATGTTTAATGACAAAGTTCACGTAGAGAGAGCATTGCAGTATCGTGACTGGGGACGTATGGGAGATAATTCGGAGATCATGGATGATCGCTTTAATCACAAAGTAGATGGCATTCCATATGACCACAAGTTCCTTTACGGAGTATTGGGATACAATATGAAGTGTAGCGAAATGAGTGCTGCATTCGGATTAGTCCAGTTAGAACGCTTTGAGACCTATAAAGACACTCGTAGAGCTAACATTGAACGATACTTTGAGAACTTAAAAGATGTCACAGAGTTGATTCTACCAGACGACAGCATTAAGCCTAATTGGTTAGCTATACCATTGCAAACAGAGAGACGATTAGAATTACTTACCTTCTTAGAAGATAATAGTATTCAAACTCGCGTAACCTTTGCCGGTAATGTAACACGCCACCCAGTTTACAGAGAATACCTACAGCCATTTGATAACTCAGACGCAATCATGAAAAATGGATTCCTGTTAGGTGCTCACCATGGCATGACTATTGAGGATGTGGATTACGTTTGTGACAAAATTAAAGAGTTCTTTACTAAATGAAGATAGCGTTTTTAACGGAGATGGGCTTTATTGGAAAGGTTCCTGCGAATCATTCAAATATGAGAACGGAGTTTGCATGGATGCATGCTCTAGACGCCTCACACTATAATATTCACAATCCACACGATGCGATGGGTTATGATGCTGTGATAGTTATTTTTCCTAAAGGCGAAGTATACTTGAATGCAGCTGGATCTAGGCTAGTGGATAAACAAAACCCAGTCAGTGACATCTTAGCATCTGATTTAATCGGACAACTAAAACAGACCAACAAGTCAGTGTACTATATGCAAGAAGGTCCTCACTGGTGGTACAACGATTATGAGTTGGCGGATCAAATATACTTCTTTAACATGCTCACAAGCTGTGATGGTGTGTTTGCTCACAACAATGAAGACGCAAAGTACTATAAAGGCTTACTACCAGCAACACCAGTGCACGTAATGCCCACTTTAATGGTGGATGAAATAGTTGCAGACATAACATGGCAGCCTGAAGAGAAGGTGATTGTTGGTGGAAACTTTGCAAGATGGTATGGAGGATTTGAGAGCTATATGATAGCGCAGGAATTCGGCATTCCTACTTGGGGACAATCATCACACGCAATGAGGGTCGGTGAAGATCAGCTATTTAACCATCTTCCGAGAGTATTTTGGACAGATTGGATGAAGCAGTTGAGCTCTTTCAAATACGCTGTTCACTTAATGCCTACTGTAGCTGCAGGTACTTTTAGTCTAAACTGCGCCTATTTTGGCATACCTTGTATAGGAAATAAGCAAGTTGATACGCAGAGAATATGTCATCCACAACTCTCAGTAGACGTACACGACCTAGAAAGCGCAAGAGGCTTGGCTAAAAGATTGGTAGAGGATAGTGCTTTTTACAAGGCATGCAGCGAGCAAGCAAAAGCAAACTACCAAACTCACTACAACAAAGAGTTGTTTTTGACTAAATTATTACGTATATTGTCTATATGAATAGTATTAGATTTGTGGTTATTATAACCTCTTACAATAAAGAAAAGTGGATAGGTTACAACATCAATAGTCTCAAGCAACAATCTTACGGAAACTTTATCGCGGTGTATGGTTACGATAATTCCAAAGACAACACAAGAAAGGTTATCTCTGACGGTATAGAGGGGGACAGCAGGTTTGTTTTATTTGATAATCCAATACAAGAGAGTCAACTTGTAAACTATTTCAACTGTATTGATTATTTAAAGCAGGAGAATGTCCTGAAGGAGGAAGATGTTATTGTTGAGTTGGATGCTGATGATTGGCTATTGCATCCATTCGTGTTACAGCACTTAAACGATGTTTACCAAAACACCGATATCTGGATGACCTATGGACAGTACATAACATACCCAGATGGAGAATTAGGTAGCCACTACTATATGCACTTAGATGATGAGGTAGATAAACATAACGCTTATCGTCAAGCACCATTTCCGTATAGCCATCTCAAGACCTACAAAGTTCATCTCCTCAACAAAGTTCCCAAGGAATGTGTACTCGATCCAGAAACAGGCAAATATTTCAATATAACGGCTGATTTTGCTTTGTGTATGCCGATGGTGGAAATGGCTGGAAAGAATCGCATCTATAGGGTAGAGACTCCAATTTACGTATACAATGTGTCAGAAGACGCCGACAACGAATCACAAAGACGATTAGGAGAGCAGAAGCATAAAGAGAGTGTAATTAGGCAACTAAAACCTTGCAATAGGCTATGAACTATATAACAACTAACCACAGAGGAGGATTAGGCAACGCAATGTTCAAGATTGCAGCTGTGATAAGCTTGTCAATAGACAATGCTATAGACTATAAGCTATCAAAGGAGTTTGTAAGGCCTGGAATAGATCCAGATTACTCTAACTACACTACAAACGTGTTTAGGCACATTAACTTTGTAGACACATTACCAACCAACTACGCAACTTGGACCGAGCCATCTTTTAACTTCACGGAGATTCCTTATGAAGTGGGAACAGATTTATTACTCGATGGATATTATCAAAGCTACCGGTACTTCGAAAATAACAAATCAAAGATCGTAGAGTTGTTTAAGCCAACAGAGGACATTAAGCAACACATCATAGATCAGCTCCCAGACATAAACACATACAACTCACTACACATAAGGAGAGGCGACTATCTAAAGTACCCGAATCATCACCCACAACAATCTACAGAGTACTACAAACAGGCAGTGAATAAACTAGGCTTGGATAAGACGTATTTGGTGTTTAGTGATGATTTAAACGGATGTGTAGATTTAGTTGACTTTATCCCAAATAAGTTGTATATTGATACAAATGCAGACTGGTTGGATATGTACATTATGAGCCTATGTCAGGATAATATCATATGCAATAGTAGTTTTAGTTGGTGGGGAGCTTATCTCAACACAAACCCAAACAAAGCAGTAATTACTCCTATAAACTGGTTCGGCCCAGCATACGATAGCTTAGATACCTCAGACATATGTCCACTAGATTGGACTAAATTATAAACAATGGAAAAAATATACTCAAAAATTAATCCAGAAAAGCTACTTCACATCATTATTAGGAAGAGCGATCAAAAACCAGGGCGACAGGACATCGTACCAGAAACACACTTCATTCAATGCTCACTATTAGGTATGGAGAGTGGTAAAACTTTTAAGCCTCATAGACATATCTGGAAGCAACGTTCACAGCAAGTAATAGCTCAAGAGTCGTGGATAGTTGTACGAGGTAGCGTTAAATGCGTTCTATACGATCTAGACGATACAGTGATAGCAGAACCAGTCCTCAACCCAGGTGAAGCAAGCTTTACCCTTGAAGGCGGTCATAACTACGTAATCTTAGAAGAAGATACAGTAGTGTTTGAATATAAAACAGGTCCTTACGAAGGACAACAACTCGATAAAACCTTTATTAATGAATAAATTTTACAGAATAGCACCAACTCACCATGGATGGGGGTATGGCTACGGCTTCTTTTCAAATTACAGAATTTGCCTAGAACAACTTATGATACACCGAGAAAATGGCATGGATTCGATTCCATATATAGATTGGTCAGGTACAACATGGGTTGAGGGATTTAATCCTTTTGAATCAAACCAAATCATTGACAACTACAATCCCTTCAATCAGTGGTTTGATCAACAAATCCCACAACCAGGTGATGAGATAGTAGAGTGCACAACTCCATCCAATCCCGACATATTGCACCATGGCAAGGACTACTTTGATGAACCAGATCAGCTAGTTAGGCAGCAAGTGGCCGATAAGCAGTACATAAAAGTAAAGCAGCCTATTCTAGATAAAGTGGAGGCGATATGGAATAAAGAGTTTGCTGGTCATACTGTTCTTGGTGTTATGGCTAGGGGTACGGAAAACTATTTCCATCACCCAATGTATGGTATATTCACCATAGATGACTATATTAGAGAGATTGACAAAATACTAAAAGATAATCCACAAATAACTAAATTATTTCTAGCCAGTGAAGACATGGATTACATCTCAGCGATGCACGCTGCATTTCCACAATCATACTTTATGCCAGACGTATTTAGAAAAACAGATGAAACAATGGAGTACATGAACGCTGTGCATTGTTGGATGAACGTAGCAACTAAGCGAGCCAATCACTGTAAGCTACTAGGTGAGGAAACTATTATTCAGACAAAACTACTTAGTAAGTGCGATTACTTATTTGGCAAGCACGGAGGCGTAATAGCAGGAGCAGTGTTATGGAACGATAATTTAAAACATATATACAAACTATAAAAGTATGATACACGTAGTAGGAGAGGATGTGTTGATAGATGCTGATGTAGTTAGTAAGCAGAAGTTATTAGTAAATGGCTCTCATGTTGCAATTGATAAAGGAGTATACTGTTCTACGAACGTTGTAATAGAAAGCTATGTACACATTAGTCCATACGTTACAATTATAGGTGGGAAAAGCAGCTCATTAATAATAAAGGGCTTTAATAATATAATGGCAGGAGCTAGAATCATTTGTGGATCAGATCGATTCGACGATAGTGGATTATTTGGAGCAATGATACCACAAGAGCTGAAAGGTACTCAAATTATAGAGCCAGTTATTATGGAGGAGTTTTCCAACATAGGGACAAATGCAATAGTACTGCCAGGAACAACTTTACGAAAAGGTGTACTACTAGCAGCAGGTAGCTTACTGAAGGGTGATACGGAAGAGTGGGGAGTGTATAAAGGAAATCCAGCAGTGCTAGTAAAAAAGATAGATCCAGCTAAGATATTACAAAACGCAAAAAAATTAGGATACAATGAAATATGAACTAGAATTTGTAAAAATATCAAACCAGCATGAGTATGCAGGTGTAGGATTTGCAGGAAACATATTTATAACACTTAACGCATTAACACATATATCTCCAAATGATAAGTTAGTTGTTAACATGGAAAAGCAAGATTGTGTATGCACTGAACGAAATAGTAACCTGTACGGTACAGAGAATTGTTGGGAGTATTACTTTGACCAAGAAAGTATAGAACAAGGGGAAGAGATTGGTAGAATGAATAGTCTTATCTCTGCAAATCTAAAATATGACTGTAAGGACAGTTACTTAGACCCACAAGAATTTACTGAACTTAGGAAGGTATTTTATAACTCTTTTAAGTTGAAACAGTGCCTAGTTGATATGTTACATGACTACTATAATAAAAACATGAAAGATAAAGTAACATTAGGAGTACAGATCAGGTTAACTGATATGAGACATTACCATAAGGTATCACCTAGTATAGTTTATGTAAATCGAATAAAAGATATTCTAGCAGACAACCCACTAATTCAACAAGTATTTTTAGCTACGGACGATAGTACTACTATTGATATACTAAGAGAACATATAGACATTCCTGTTATATGTTATGAAAATATGTTTAGAGCTGATGCAGGTAACCCACATTTGCATCCATACGATAGGTATAAGAGTAGTAGGCCTCACCATAAATACCAGTTAGGTGTAGAGTGTATCCAAGAAATATTCACACTAGCAAAATGTGACTACCTGCTGAAAGCAGACATTTCAGCAGTATCAGTTGTTGCTAGTATCTTATCTGAAAATATTAAAACAATTTATAAACTATGATTTACATTATAGGAGATAGTCATGTATCAGTTTTTTCAGGTACAGACACAACTAACCAAGGACTACGTCACATTCAGCCAGAATTTGGAACATGTTATACATTAAGCCAAGGACAGTTAAAGGAGCATATTAATAAATTTGAACAGAGAATACCGTTCTTTTGTCCTATAAAAATAGGTTCATATACAGCATACAATTCATTAAACAAATTACCTGTAATTGAACAAGCTATATTAGAGTACGGTATCAAGGAGGGAGATTATGTTTTCTTAAGCTTTGGAGAAATTGATATACGTAATCATATAGGATTTCATACTATGAACATTGAGGAGGGAATCAAGCAATGTGTTGATCGATACATTAGGACAATATTAAGTTTAAAAAATAGGTCTTTTAAGGTAGGTGTGTATGCTCCACCTGCATCCACTATTGGAGGAACTACAGTAGAATATGGGGATGTTATTCTAAGAAATAGCATGACACTTCAATTTAGTGCATACCTAAAGAAACTATGCACAGAGAATGAAATTATATTTAAAGATATAGCACCACTGTTAATGCTTCCTGATGGTACTACTGATGAAAGTTATATTATGGATGATATACACCTAGCACAGAAAGCTATGCCACTACTACTAGAAGAGTTTGTAGATATTATCTCACAGTCTTAAAATTAAAGTAAGTATGAAATGTATACTAATACAGGCTAATGGAAACAATATCCGGCTAGGTAAATACTTTAGTCAACCTAAATATGAACTATTTTATAATGGTGAGAGAATAATTGATACTATAATAAAAAGTGCAACTACCTCTGCTGATAAAGTATTTGTTGCTGTTAGAAAGAATGTTGAGATAAAATTTGATTGCTCAAATGTGATGCTAATTCCATGTGAACAAACAACTAATAGATTAGATACATTGAAGCAGTGTTTTCCTTATTTAGCAAAGTACACCTCAACGATTATACACGACTGTGACACTATCATCGAACCAGATGTATTGTCTAAACTAGAAAAGAATAGTATAGCAATAACTAACTACAAATTAGATGGATTAAAGTACGGTTTTGTTGGATTAGATCATAATTTTACGTATATTAAAGGTAATGAAAAAAAGAAAGAAACAGGGCACATCACGATAGGAGCCTATAGTGTAACTACAGATTCTTTTTGTAAATACTTGGAAGAGGTAACAGAGGAGAGTTTACTAGCATACTATAACCAGGCTAAGGATGTTAGTGTGATCTATTCTAAGAATCATACAAACTTGGGAGATATTAATTCATATATTGATAATTTATGGTTGTTGTAATAGACTTTGACGGTACATTAGCTTTAGGAGATACAGCTGATATTAATGCTATGTATGTCAATCCTAAAATAGCTTCTTTAGTAAATAAGATGTATGATGATGGAAATATAGTAAAAATAGTAACTGCTAGGGGATCCAAATCATGCTCAACTATTATTCAACGAGAAAAGAAGTATAGGAACATTATATCTAATTGGTTGCATACTAATGGTATTAAATTTCATAAACTATCGTTCAGTAAGGAGTACGGAGATGCTTATATAGATGATAGAGCATACAATATAGATAGTACTATTTTTTATGAAAAGTTAGACTCAAAATTTACAACTAATAAAGTTCGACGAATCAATAACTGCGTTGTAAAGGTAACAAAAAACAGCAGCGATGAAGTAGCTTGGTACAACAAAGCTTTAGAGATTAAACTAAACATACCAGGAGTTTTAAGTTATGATAGAGATACTATAGCAACTAGGTATATAGAAGGAACGTATTGCAGCAACGTAGATCTGGTAATGGATACTCTGCTTAAGTTTAAAAATACCTTACCAACAAATAAAGTAAATTTTAGTACTTACATTGAGAGAATTAAAAATCACTTAGAGAACAATCCAACTATACAAAATAGAAGCAAGCTACTTGAAAAATTAAGTACAATTAATCCACCTAATACATTTAACCATGGAGATTTTTCAATATACAACCAGATAGAGAGTGCTAATAAACTATATTTAATTGATCCAATATACTCAGAGGACATCTACCAATCGTATGTACTAGATGCTGCTAAACACCTATACAGCATACTATACTATACCTTAGATTCAGATTTTTACAACATATGCTATGATCAATATGTATATAAGTTAGGTATTGAAAAAAATGAGCTAGATATACTAATTGCATGTGAATCTGTTAGAGTATGTAATCGCAAAAAGCAACTGACAGATATTACCAGTAACTTAATAGACGCACTATGAAGACAATGATAGTAATTCCTTGTAAAAATACAGGTCAAAGACGTATAGTAAACTGCATTAAAAGTATTAGAGAATCAGGAAACAGTGATTCAATTTGTGTAGTTGATAGTAACTCTCCGGACAAGAGCTACTTTAGTGAGATTGAACAGTATGGTGTAGTTGTTGAAGATATCGAAAATAAACACCATATTGATGGAGCTATTTGGCACTGTTACGAAAAGTACCCTGATGTTGAGTTTTTCTACATACTACACGATAGTATGATTGTTAATAAAAATTTAACTCCAATAAGTAAAAATGACCTCACAGTATTCGGTTTTTTTGAAGGACTGCCTTTCGATTCGGATGTACAGTATAACTACAGCATGTCCAAAATAGCTGAAGTAGGACTAGACTTAACAGGTGTGGAATTGAGTACATTAGCAGGATTATTTGGAACTACTTTATATTGTAAACGAACAATTTTAGATGACTTAAAGCGATTAGGATTAAACACAATACTACCTACAAACAAATTAGAAGCTCAGGCCAGTGAGAGAATTTGGGGAATATTTTTACATAAGTTAGGATTTGATATCAGACTAAATACGTTAAGAGAGTTTATCAATCAGAATACTGAGTTTACAAATAAAACAAATTACATAACAAAGATCTTTGTGGGAAGGGGATAAGCTTTTAAACTTAAAAATAACATGGATAAAGTAAAAATTAATATGATAGGTGGAGGATTCCAACACAGTGTATCCACCAATGATATGGATCCAAAATTTATAGAATGGGTCAAAGATAGATCAGCACAAATTTCAATACACATTGATGACGGACTACATACCAATGTAGATCCAAAAACAAAAAACTTTGGTTGGTTATGTGAATCAAAAACAATAGCACCACACTACTATGAATGGTGTAAAAAGAATATTTCGACATTAAAAGCTAAGTTTATAAAAGTTTTTACACATGATGTTGAATTAGCAGAGCTGTCTGAGATTTTTCAACTTACACAGTGTAGTGTTAAGTCATATTTTGCTCACGGAGAAGTCTACCCAAAAACTAAATTAGTTTCGATGATAGCATCAAACAAGCTGATGTGTGCAGAGCACATACTTAGGCAAGAAATTATTCAGAGGTTTTCAAAAGAATGTGATCATTTTGGCAGAGGGTATACAGCGTTAGAGAATAAAGAAGATGGATTAAGAGATTACTGCTTTTCAATCGTAATGGAAAATGCAACATATCCAAACATGTTTACAGAAAAAATAACTGATTGCTTTATGACAGGTACAATTCCAATTTACTATGGCATTGCTAATATTGGAGATTACTTTGATACTGAAGGAATTATAATGCTGCATGATAGTTTTGAAATTAAAGATCTTTCTTTTGAATTATATCAATCAAAAATAGAAGCAGTTAAAAAAAATTTACAGCTAGCCATTGATCTACTAACAGCAGAAGATTACATATATAAAAACTTTATACAGTCCTATGAATTTTAACACAGTAACAGAATTTGAAAATCAGGTAGCACAGTTCTTCGGAGCACCCTACGCTGTAGCAGTTGATGCTTGTACCCACGGGGTAGAGTTATCACTACGGTACACTAATGCAAATAAAATAAGTGTACCAAAGAATACTTACTTGTCTATTCCATTTTTATTTCATAAATTAAATATAGAATTAGAATGGAGAGAGGAAGATTGGAAAGACTACTACTACGTAACAGACACAGTAATAGACGCAGCAGTACTCTGGAAAAAAGATAGTTACATACCTGGAACGTTTATGAGTTTATCTTTTCAATATCGAAAACATTTAAGCTTAGGAAGAGGAGGAATGATTTTAACAGATAATAAAGAAGCTGCTATTCAGTTAAAAAAGATGTCTTATGATGGAAGACTTCCAAATATTCCTTGGAGGGATCAAAACATCGATACAGTAGGGTACCACTACTATATGACACCGGAGATAGCGCAACTAGGGTTGGATAAGTTGCAGCATGCGATCGACACGCCTCCTGTACAATGGACAATAGAAGATTGGCCAGACTTAACTAAGATGTCAGTATTTGCGCAACAACCTCAAGAGGATAGATACATATACGAATCGACTAAGGATCCTAACGTAGTTAGGAGAAGAAAATTTGGAAAACTCGATTTTTATGAGTATTGTCAGGTAAACAATATTGATCCTTATTTACAAACAAGATAAACAATTAAAAACATGTTACAGCAGAAAAAAGCATTTATTACAGGAATCAATGGACAAGACGGTTCCTATTTAGCAGAATATCTTTTAGATTTAGGCTACGAAGTTCATGGTATTATTAGAAGAAACTCCGTTGCAGAGAATCAACAAAGTCGCTTTAGCGATGATGTTCGAAATAGACTTCACATCTATTACGGGGATCTTCTAGATCAAGGAAGCCTAGAAAAGCTATTGAGAAACATTCAACCACACGAGATATACAACATTGCAGCTCAAAGTCATGTGAGGGTAAGTTATGACATCCCGCAGTTTACAGTTCAGACCAACGCTTTAGGAGTTTTAAACGTCTTAGAAGCGTACAAGAACACATGCCCAGAAGCTAAATTCTACCAAGCCAGTTCATCCGAAATGTTTGGATCATCTGTTGATGAAGATGGATACCAAAGAGAAACAACACCAATGAATCCAGTATCACCCTATGGTTGTAGTAAGGTATTTGGCTACAACATTGTAAGAAACTATAGAAACGCATTTAGCTTGCATGCAAGTAATGGTATACTTTTTAATCATGAATCACCAAGAAGAGGTTCTAACTTTGTAACTACAAAAGTCGTTAAGACAGCTGTACAAATAAAACTAGGACTTGCAACGAAGCTTGAGTTGGGTAATATGGACTCTCACAGGGATTGGGGCCATTCAAAAGATTATGTGAAAGCTATGCATTCAATAGTACAACAGGATAAACCAGGAGACTGGGTTGTGGCTACTGGAGAGACTCACTCCATTAGAGAGATGTGCGACTACGTCTTCACTAAGTTGGGATTAGACTATAAGGACTATGTAGTTCAGAATCCTATATTCTTACGTCCGGAGGAGCTACCTTACTTAAAGGGAGATTCTTCTAAGATTAGAACCGAGTTAGGATGGGAGCCAGAGTACTCGTTTCAAACTCTCATGGACGAAATGATTGAGCACTGGTTAGAGGTATTAAAGCACTAATTGCATGAAGAAAGTAGTGTACGTAACTGGTTGCTTAGGCTTCATAGGATCCTATGTCACAAGAAAGTGTTTGCAGAAAGGATGGTTCGTAAAGGGGGTTGATAAGATTACCTACGCAGCTAATAAAGATGTGCTTGCTGAGTTTAGAGAGTATTCTAACTTTTCATTTGTTCACTGCGACATCAGTGAGTTGAAGTTCTTATATGACTGTGACTTTGTAATTAACACAGCAGCAGAGACTCACGTTGGTAACTCAATAGCAAGCAGTACTGAGTTTGTTAAGTCTAATATAGATGGAGTGCATAATCTATTAGAGTTGATCAAGAATCACAGAGGAGAGAATGCTAGGAAGCCAATACTGCTTCATTTCAGCACAGACGAAGTGTATGGAGATATTGGTGAAGGTGCTCATGCAGAGGATCATCTACTAAAGCCAAGCAACCCATACTCAGCAACTAAGGCAGCTTCAGACATGCTAATAATGGCTTGGGGAAGAACCCACAGTGTACCGTATATAATCATCAGACCAACTAACAACTATGGCATTGGTCAGTATGTTGAGAAGTTGATACCAAAAGCAGTTAAGTGCTTGAACTTAGGTCGTAAGATTCCACTACACAATAATGGAACTCCATATCGTAACTGGCTACACGCAGACGATACTGCAGAAGCCGTTATTACCCTCATTGAGAATGGCCAAGTAGGTGAGATTTATAACGTAGCAGGTGGGTTCGAGCAGCAGAATATAGATACAGTGAAACAAGTAATCAGCAAGTTTATTGAGATAGAGAATTGGAATGATTTTTACTTAGATGATCATTTTATAGACTTCTCATGCAATAGACCAGGACAAGACATTCGCTATGCGTTAGATGACTCTAAGATAAAAGCTTTAGGTTGGACGCCTAAAAAGTTGTTTAATGAAGAAATAGGTGGTATAGTAGATTATTATAAACAAAAATTTATTTGGTAATATGGGATTATTTAGAATAACACATAATGAGTTCGAGCAGGCGTTTTCAATGGAACGTTTTGATACGGAGCATATGGAAGAGTGGATTAGCGTTGATAGATTACAAGAGCAAGCGTGGATAGAAAGGTATGAGTACGAATCTTTGTTGGTGTGTGAAGTTATCAAAGACAATCCTCACATAGTAAATGTATTAGAGATTGGCAGTGGTCCAGGAATACTGTCACAAAAGATTCTTGCTAAGTATCCAAATCTCAACTACCATCTAATCGATAAGCCTTTTGCAAAAAAGCATTTTGAAGAGCAACAATACAAAGGGACTTTTTTCGTAAAAGACCTATCTAATAGCTTTGATAAAGAGGGATTGCTAACTAAGTATGATCTTGTAATTACAAATGACTTTTTAGAGCATGTTTACAATCCACATGCAATACTAAAAGCAGTCTATGAACTTACTAACGATAAATCTATCTTTTTCATCTCTAATCCAAATTGGAGAATGGCACACCAATACGTTTATAGAGGGTTGTTTGACTTTGATAACTTCACATACCTCCTTTATACTCACCACTTTGGATTAGAGGGATTTTATGGATCACAATTAAAAACACCAAGCTATCCTAAGATATCAAGCGAAACCCTGTTGCCTGATGAGCATCTAACAGACTGGAACCATTATATGATCTTTAAGCATAGGGTAGTATGAACTTAAAAAAGCGAATTGTTGAGATAGCCTATAAACATAGACTAGGCCACTTAGGAAGCTACCTATCTAGCGTTGATGTAGTCGATGAGATTTATTCAAAGATGGATGAAAGGGATATCTTCATACTATCATCAGGACACGCATCCTTGGCTATGTACGTGTGTATTGAAAAGTACCATGGAATAGATGCTGATGCGTTATTTACCAAGCATGGAGGTCATCCACACAGAGACGAGGAGAACAAGATATATTGCTCTACTGGTAGCTTAGGACTAGGCTTACCAATTGCATTAGGAAGAGCCTTAGCTGATCGTACTAGAAAAGTGTGGGTTTTAATTAGTGACGGTGAGTCTGCTGAAGGAAGCATCTGGGAGTCACTGAAGACGATTGAGGAGTTAGGAATTGATAACATAGAGGTGTTTGTTAATATAAACGGAGTCTGTGCTTATAAAGAAGTTGATGTTGATTATATCACAACAAGACTCAAGGCCTTCTTACCTAGTATAGAACTAAGATATACAACTGTAGAACAGTATCCTTTCTTAAAAGGACTCAATGCACACTACCATGTAATGTCAGAAGAGAACTACAAACAAGCCATGGAATTATGAGAAGAGCATTTGCACAACTACTACACGCCGAAATGGCATCCAACCCAGACATTTACTTAATCACCGGAGATCTTGGATATGGATTATGGGACGCAGTCAGAGACGACTACCCAGATAGATTTTATAATGTAGGATCTTCTGAGATGGCGATGATGGGAGCGGCTATTGGGTTGGCTATGGATGGAAAAATACCATATGTTTATTCGATTACCCCTTTCGCAATTTATAGACCATTTGAAATGATCCGTAACTACCTTGATCATGAAAGCATTCTTGTAAACATTGTTGGAGGTGGAAGGGATAGAGATTACGGCTATCTAGGATTTTCGCACTGGTCGCATGACGATAGAGAGATAATGGGTGTTTTTCATAACATAACCTCAAGCTGGCCTGAAACTGATAGCGAGTTGGTCAGTAGCTTCCAGTACTCGCTCACAAAGCAATCACCTACGTATATAAACTTAAAACGATGAAAATACTAATTACTGGAGGGAATGGGTACATAGCCAAGAGTCTTCGTCAAGGACTTCGAGGTGAGTATGAGATCGTTATAGCAACCCGCCAAGACTTTGATCTTACAAATTACAGTCAAACCTCTCGTTGGTTTGAAGGTAAGTATTTTGATGTAGTTGTCCATACAGCTGTAGTTGGAGGAACAAGATTGGCGATAGATGACGAAAGCGTCGTCAACCGAAACCTGCTCATGTACTATAACCTTGTAGCAATGGAAGAACAATTTGGCAGATTCATAACATTCGGCATATAAATCATGAACCAATAACCATCCATCAGAATAAGCATATGGATTTCTTCTATATGGAAGATTTGATATCGTTAGTTAACTTTTACATCACCGCAAAGGATCCTATTCTCCAAGAAGTGGATTGTTGCTACAACTACAACCTAACACTATCAGAGATAGCAAACTGCATAAACTCATTAGATGAGCATAAAGTAGAAATCAAGATACAAACGGATGGAGTAGGAGATGCTTACATTGGACAATATCAGCCAGTACTAAGCCCTCTAGTAGGTTTAGCTGAGGGAATTAGTAGAACCTATCAAAAATTAAAAGGATGAGTAGTATCAGTTTTTGCATAAACACAGCGAGAAACGAATTGAATCATGTAAGGTTATTGTTTCGTTCATTGGAGGAGAATCTATCGAGCAGGGAGCATGAAGTACTTGTATTCGTCGACAGCGATAATCAGAATACGTTAGATTGGCTTTTAACTAAGAAAAGCGTTTTTCCAAAGCTAAAGGTGTTAAAAAACAACCTACCTATTTGCTATGGGTATGCTAGGAACATTAACGAGATGTTCAAGCAGGCAAGTGGGGACATAGTATCCTATCTACAGTCAGATATGGTAGTGTGTAAGAATTACGACTTGGAGCTGATACAACGAATACAGCCAAAAATGGTGCTATGTTCGACTAGAATTGAACCCCCATTACATGGTAATTCGGGAGAAAAGATTACATACGACTTTGGATTTGATCCCAATCAGTTTGACCTTGAAGCCTTTTCAAGCTACGCTGAATCGCAGAAGCAGGATAAGTACACCCAATACTTCTTTGCTCCATTTACTATGTACAAGGAGGTGTGGAATGATATAGGAGGACATGATACGCAATTTAGAAGATCGAGAGAGGATAGCGACGTACTGCTTAGATTAGCTCTTAGTGGCATTGACATAACACAGACATGGTCAGCAATAGTCTACCATTTCACCTGCCTTTCAAGTAGAGGGCCTAACTGGTTCGATCATAATAATAAGGAAGCTCAGGAAAGGGTGCAGTTGCAGCAGACAGCTGATAGTGTTGAGATGAGTAGGTTCTACAAGAAGTGGGGAACTTTTGTGCACGACACTTTGAGAGTTAAGCACTTTAATGTAGTTGCCAATATATTAGGAGGCTCTCTAGAGATACAAAAGTTTGCTAACTTCGAAACTTTCTTTGACAAGGTGTTTGTGGAGGATACATCCATTGTTCAAGTTATGCAAGACTACTACGACAGAATGCATACCCCAGCAAACAAACTATTAAGCATATCAGAAGAAGACTGGGCTACATACGGCTACATGTATAATACAAAATTAGCTTCAGACAGAATAAAGCCTCTGTCTGAAAGCGATGGAGATGTCGTAGTTGAGTTTAACTTAAATCAAATCGATGTCGGCTATGTGCATGAGTTTGTTGCTAAGTTGCAAGATATTATTGCAGAAGTTGAGGACACTGGTAGCTTTGAGTATGGACCATTTAAGATTACAATCAACCGTATTCAAGATAGAGCTCCAGAGCTGATTAGAGTGGATAATCCAGAAATTAAACTAGAACATCTATACTCAATACACTAATGCAATACTACTTAGTAGCTCCTGGTGATACAGAGCAAGACGCAATGAATGAAGCTAATCTATTAGGAGAAGCCAGCTTCCAAAACTTCTGGGGAGGAGCAGCTTTGCAAGTCTTAATGGGACTTGTGGAAGCAGAACCAGAGGTACTTGATATTTTGAAGATAGTTAATGAAAAGGGAAAGGTGCTAACAATAGCAGAGTTCCTTCAAGAAATACAACCACTAAAAGTAATAATGAAATGAAGTACGGATTTTACAGCAAACAAGACCCAACAAAAGAATTAATTACACAAGCAGCTTATACGAGTGCAATGCAGGCTTGGAGAGACTTCGCCTTTAAAAAGGATATGGACACAGATACATTTCTTAGGCTTTATGAGGTAGTAGAGATCCGATAAGACTATTTATGGAAAACGAGCTACACATGGAAATACACGTTCACAAGCTCAATGCTGGTAAAAAGTATAGAGTGGTGTTGATAAACAACAACTCTACGCTAGAGGACGTCGTTGTCTCTGATATCAAGTCAAGGGATGACTTAGTGTGGCAATGGTGCGATCTATACAATACAATAGATATCATCATCCATGACAACAAGAAATCAGAGTTCAAATACTCGGAGATACCAAGCATACCAGTCTTAGAGGAAGAGGATGCAGAAGAGTTTTTTGAAGAGAATGAGGAGTTTGTCTACAATAGAGTAATGCAAGCAGTGGCAGAAGGTATCCAAACGAGTGCATCGGACATTAGAATGTTTGAGCTTAATGGTACTGGCGAGTATATTACTTCCAAGAGAGAGAATTGGGAAGCTGGTCTTAGGAGTGCTTTGACCTATTTCGAGGGTGTAGAGAAATATGAAGCTTGTGACATCGTGGCAAAGCTAATACAACAGTTATGATAATACAAAATGAAGTTATAGAAGTTAGAGAAGAGTTATATTTAATAAAGAGAAAGGTAAAGATCGCAAATGATCCGATAGTAGATGAATGGAAAGAGTATCTCAATTGCGATACAGTATTCAAACACGAGCCATCAGGATACTTTTTATTCTGCAACCATATACCAAGTGTAAGTTATGAAGAAAGCCAGGACGAGAGCATTGATGCAAGCTCAGATAGAGCAAGCAATGAAAGTTACGCGTAGTAACAGAGCTGCTGCAGAGTACCTACGTGTTGGTTACAATCTCTACAGACGATTTGCTAAAGCATATAAGGATCCAGTAAGTGGTCGTAGTCTATTTGATATACATCTTAACAGATCAGGTAAGGGTATAACTAAAGCAACCAAGGAACCTAATGCAAATGCTGTCAAGAGAGATAATACCAAGTTCAGATTAGATGACATCCTTACAGGAAAGCATCCTCAATACCCAAGAGAGAAACTACTCGCTAGGCTTATTATGAACGGGTATAAGGAAGAGAAATGCAACTCATGTGGTTTCTGCTCAAAGAGACCAAATGACTTTAAATCTCCGCTTGTATTGCATCACATTAACTCAGACATAACAGACCACAAACTAGACAACCTCGAGATACTTTGCTACAACTGCTACTTCATACAAGTAGGTGAGTTGAGAAAGAAAGAGATGAAGATGTCTCATATATCACAAAGAGCAGAAGTTCCTATGGCAATACCATCTTCACAAGAGATGCTAGACCAGGGAGTGGATCCAAACACCTTAGATGTATTAACAGATGAAGAAAAGCATGAACTACTAAGATCATTAGAAAACCTATGAAACGAAGAACCAAGAAAAGAATAAAGTACGCTATACGAGCAATTGTAGCAATGCTTATATACCCTTTTGTACTATTAGCTATGCCATTCTATTGGATAGGGCGTAAGCTAAAACGTAAGCCATCATCCCAAGCCAAGTTCCAAGACATTGTTAGTGGGTTCTCTCACATGGTAGTGAAGGATACAGCAATAGAGAAGATGGCTAAAGCAAGAGCTGCTATATGTAGTACTTGTCCATTGGCGATGTATAACGGAAAGTTGAATACCATAATGGTTGGAGACGACGTTCATCAGATAAAAGGAATGTATTGTGATCATTGTGGCTGTGCATTAGCTGCTAAAGTACGAAGTGAGAATGACAGCTGCCCGCTCAAGAAATGGTAAGAAGAGTCGTAGGTACCAAGTTGTAATCCACAATAGTGACGACTTGGAGTTCCAGTACGTCATAGAATCCCTACAAATGATACTGGGATACGAACAGACTCAAGCAACCACTTGCGCTTATCTCATTGATGACAAAGGAAGTTATGTAGTAAAAGCCTTTGCAGAGAGAGAGCTTGCGGATGCTACATTAGAGGCGCTCGTAGAGTACGAGTTTGATGCGGAAGTAATAGATAGTTTTAGTTAGCTGTTGCCTAAACGATATTAAGGTCGTATCTTTATGAAATGAATATCGGATACGCTTGTATTAACACACAACTTGGTAAGAAAAAGATCCTTGGAGGTCGTACTTGCCGTAAAGCTACCTTCCAACAGAATGGT